TTAATATCATCAAAAACATAGTCTTCAACGAGACAGGGCATCGATTGAAGTTGACCCGCGTAACTAAAGAAACCATTGTCTGACATCCAGAAAGCAGTACCATCCACTTCCATACAGGCATTCTTTCCAATCAGTCCGCAGTTCGTTCCCACCTGTTCGAAAGAAAAGGTAAAGGGCTGGCCTACAAAACGCATCAAGAAGATGGCTGAATCGGTCCAGATATAAATAGCATCTCGACCTCGAATCGCACCCATGATTTGAGAACCATTGGCTAATCGTTGAGTTCCTGCCGTATTGGTTGCTGTGGGTGTATAAGTATTTAAATCCTCTTGGTCTGAGAATCGTATAAACATATCATCTTGAGTTGAGGTATCACCAATCGTAGTTTCTGTTCCTAAAAAAATTAAGTGACGATCAACCGGAGACACTAACATATGTCTGGAAGCAGTGGGTGCTCCTGAAATAACAGTTGCTCGATTCGCTGTTGGATTCGAAGCAGCTGCATCCCATTCATAACATGCTCCATTATAAATAAGAGCAATAAGTTTAGTTCCATAGTTATCCAGAACCCAGAGTCCTGGTTCAATTGTATAGTCGGCTGAAGAGGCTTCGCCCCAGGCAACATAATCTGAAATATTAGTAATGGTTGCGCCGGCTGTATGTTCGGCCAAGGTTGTTCCATTGGCTGCTCTTGCACCTCCACTTAAAATTCCTGTGGAAGTATCATTAGCTGTATAGGTAATATCTTCTGAACCTATTCTAATTTCTCCTGAAGAAGGAAAAGCTGTTGAACTGGTAAGAGTAACACTAGTCACGGCAGCATCGGCTGCAATGGTTGTTACTAAAGTTGTTGTGGCTGGTCCTGAAGCAGATCCAGAATAAGTTCCTGTGCCCCATCCATAACCACCCACTTCTTGAGCCGGTCCTACGGTTACATAACACAAAGCGGAAGCCGAACCTGAATTACTTAATTGAGTTCCGGATTCTGCTGATGCCATCGTAATAGTAATCGTGGTTGCAGTCGGTGCTGACGTCACCATAAATAGAATATCTTCAAAGGAAGCATCGGTATAAGTTGATCCTACGGCTGTGACTCCGCTCACTCCATCAAATTTAACAATGTCATCATCCACTAACCCGTGTGGGCTTGGAAAAGTAACAGTGACTGCAGTGTCAGAAGTGGTGCTGGTAAAATCGCAGGCTGCTATTGTAGTACGTATGGGATGAATATCGTAATATTGTCCACCTGAGTAGACGTATAAAATTCTGTTAGTTCCTATGGCAGCGTATTTAATACCTGCATTATCGTCCCAATGGTGAAGGGCTCGAGCAGCTCCAGTGAGCTTATCTTCTCCTAATTGATCCCAGCCTCCTATCTTTTCAGGGGTGCCATATCTAAAACGGACATAGTCTCCTCCTGTCCATTGTGCTTCGGCGCCGGTGGCTGTAACTTGTTTATTGAATCCTGGTAAAAAATTAACTTTTTGTAGCATAGTTATCCTAGTTTAGGATTTTATACTACATGATGACCCCCATATCAATCTCATTTAAAAGTGATAACAAACACCATTCTTTCTCCAAACTTGGGCATTATATGGTAATGGGGTAAGGAGGGAAAAAATATCCCTCTATATTGTTTGGGTGTAATTTCTTTCAATACTTTCTTTTTCTTCTTGTCGAGAATAAATGTCTTTGCCTCTTTGTCTTGAGGATCATTTAAATAAACTATGAGCTGTCTGTGGGGAAAGGAATGGTCAACATGGATAGGAGACCTATCTTTAATGCCATTGTTATAAGTTAAATTTACCGCTGCTCTATACAACCACTCATACCTTAGTTTATGCTTCTCGATAAAAGAACGGAGAATAGATTCAAAGAAGGGATGGTGTTTTGAGTTCCATTTATTATCCCCAGGGTTTAAAATAATATGGGTAAAGAATCCATTATACTCCTTACTCTCAGGACCAACAGATACGATTTTTGTTTTATGAAAAAGAGGAAAATTGTTTCCTAATATAATGTGATTAATAAATTCTTTATTGTCCTTATCTAAAAAGTCATCGTCAACTATGATCTTACTCATAAAATTTTTACAAAGTTAGATGTTGTGATCGCCTCTTACTTACTACTAAATCAAAAGCAATCGTAATGCGAGGTTTAGCTGAGGGATGTACGTCTGTATAATGAGGTATATAACTTGGGAACAGACAAATCTTTCCCGTTTTATTAGGGCTTGCGTGAATTTCAGGTTCGTTAACCTGGTTTACTGGATTAATATAGTTGGTGTTAGTATTATCTGCTTGCACCACAATCAATCCTCCTAAATAACAATAGGCATTAATACCATGAAGATGAGGTTTAATATGTTCTCCCTTTCGCATAACGTTAGCCCAGCATTGAGCATAAAGTTCTGGATATAAAGGAATCTGAAGCTCCTTTAAGTATCTTGCATGAGCATCAAGAATACCTTTCTTAAGATTTGGTATGTCGGGATGTTCCCAGTCTAAAAGATTATAATCTTTATGACGAGCGGTAATAGATTGTCCCCCTAAACCTGTATAGCCATCGGTTGCATCCTTTAATGGTTTAGAGCGCACTGCTCCTTTTCCAAATCCTCTGTCAGTAACGGTATCAACTTTTTTTCTTTTAAGAATTTCTTTTTCTTTTTTCAGAATAAACTTGGCTAAAGTTTTAAAATTAACATTCTTAATATCTCCCTCATAGATCGCATAGTTCCAGGTTGGCGCAAAAACAGTTTGCGGAGGAGAGTTTTGAAAAAAAGTTATTGTAGGATCACTCATTTTTTATAATACATATTATAAATAAAATCGTCTACTTGTGCCTGACTATATTCTTTTTCTCCTTTTGATTCACAAAGCCAACACTGTTTAATTTCATCTTGGTCTTTAACCACAACTTTGATGTAGCCATTACCATTACATAATGAACAAATTTCTTTATATCCCATCGTACATCCTCGGTCTTCCCCCTTTTTTCCCTTGTAAGACCATTTTTAAATTTTTTTCTCGTTTAGCTTTGTAGTAGGCGTTTCCCATTAAATGTTTCTTTTTATATTTCCCTCTTTTTCTTCTAGGCCCCTGTCGGTAGTGAGAAGTAATAGGAACATCTACATTCCAGCCATTCTTTCTTAATAAGGCTGTCCTAACTTTTGATTGTACATAATCCGGATTGCGTCCTGCCATTTCACAAATCAATCTGAAATGAGTGCCTCCTTCTATAAAAAAATGACGGGCTTGATCCCGATCGTAGGTATAAATATTTTGGTGAGTTCGATTAGATTTAAGTTCCATATTTAACATAGGTGGTCCTTTAACTGCGTCTAAAACGGCTCGACAGAGTACTGCAACCCAGAGATCTTTTTCAGGTAGAGATACTTTAGTTTCATCGATAGTTTCTTCAGCATGACCTACGTAATTTGAGAAACTATTATGTGAGCGCCCCATTACTGTGGAGGCTCCGCTGAAATATCCTTGCCTGTTTTCTGACCCCATTTAATAATTCGGTCTTGGCCAGGTAGAGTAATATCAACACCGAATTTATTCCAAGACTTAGCCATTAGGTTCAGCTCTAGAATAAGAGTCGAGTATTGTTTACTACTTTCTCCTTTTATATTTAATGTTATCTTTCTGCTCATAACAAAAAGAATATAAGAAATTATAGGATGAATGTCAAGGGGTATAAAAAATAATTATCCCTGACCTCGGGAACGTTTACGTTTGCTGTGTTTATTGGGTCTTTTAGTATGACGTCCAGGGCGTTTGCGTTGTTTCTTTTTTTTGTAATTGCTAGCCCCAAAGAGAGGTCTTTTACGTGCCATTGTCTTTCACGACGTCCATTACAGGAACTTTCCCGTCAATTGAAGAGATAGGCATGTAGCTAATGACTCCGTTAACTTTTTGTTCAGTATCGCCGCCACAATTCATACATCTATAGAAATTCTGATAAAGAGAAACAAAGACACTTTTTGTATCACAAAGAGGACATTGTCCATTGGTTATTTCGGCTTTTAAATTAAAGCCCCTTCCAAAGATACCTTTTCCAAATTTCTCCATAGCGTTTCCTATCGTATTTAGTTTTATCTTTAAATCTTTTAGGTGTAAAGTTTTTTAAAAGCCTGGCAATTGGATTTCTTTTAGTATTTTGATTCCGCATCGTAACTATCGCTGGTGTACCCATGTTCGATAACACGTATGATTCTGGTACGGCCTGCAGTTTGGCCTTCTTCTTGGACATATTCTACCTCAGCTTTAACATTAGCTCCACATTTAAATTGGACGCGCTCGGGCTGAATATTTCTCTCGGCAACCCTCTTCGCTTTTAGGCATTCTGACATTGAGCTTTTGTATGTGTGCTCCACCAATTGGCCCTCTAAAAACATGCAAAGCGCGACGCATATAATTATTTCATTTGGCATTATTGTGCTCCGTTCTTGTAATGGATCTCTCGATTTGCATCTTTAAGCTCTTCAATATCTGAAAGAGCCTTCTCCATTTGTTTAGTTAAAAAATCTATGTTTACC